AGGCGGATCAGACTGACTTCGAGAACAATCTCGACAATATGTACTGGGAGGACCGTCTTGGCGGCAGGTTTAACCGGAAGTGGGAAGACCGTCTAAATGACCGGAAGATGGATAGAAGACAGGCAGAGGATGAAGCTAGACTTCAAGCACAGGCGGATCAGACTGACTTCGAGAACAATCTCGACAATATGTACTGGGAGGACCGTCTTGGCGGCAGGTTTAACCGGAAGTGGGAAGACCGTCTAAATGACCGGAAGATGGATAGAAGACAGGCAGATGATGAAGCTAGACTTCAAGCACAGATAGACGGGCATTTTCCTGATACTGCCCATGGCAGCACTCCTCCAGTAGATATGCTTACCGGGGACACAGTAGTTCCACAGGACACCCGTTCTGGTAGTAGGTATATTCCGTCCACATACGAGAGAGGGAACTGGAGAGATCTAATCCAGGAGCCAGATAATACCAGACCTTCTCCTGCTATGGATTCAGTTCCAGGAGGTGGAGAACGTCCGTCCATCCCGTCTAGAACTACACCGGATATGCCTCCAGAACCAGATGTGCGTCCGGTAAATAACTGGAGTCACGATATCTCTGATCCACAGATTCGGACCTTAGATGAGTGGAGGTCTAAGTCTGCGGAGCACGGGGTCACACTCAATGCGTTTCGGATTGACAATGGTTCCGATGTGTATGTTCGAAATCCCAGGAATGGGAACACGGTAGCTATTAAGCCGGATGGTTCCATTGCCAGGTTGAACGCAGACGCGAACGCACACATTGACAACCTGGATTATGCAAATCGGCTTGAACCTGTCCGACATAACGATGACGTGCGTGTAGAGATGGAGCAGAAGGCTCGCCATGAAGCCGCGATTGCCGAATCCAGAAGGATCGAAGACGGATACTATCAGGGACGTGCGCCAAGTGATCCACAGTGGAAGAGGGAGGACGGGAAATGGTATCGGTTGGACGGTGAGAGCAAATGGGTTCGTCATATAGCCAAGAAGGGTCTTCCGTCCTCTGTTGAACTGGAAAGGGACAGGAAGATTGGAAATCTGAAACGAATTCGCGGACTGGATGAGGAACCGCAAATGGCGAGACCGGAGTCAGATGCGGTAGATCCACTGAACGATACAACACCGACCGAGCCGGAAGTGAAAGCATACGAGTCGGCTTCTCCAGCAGAGTCTTCTCCAGCAGAGTCTTCTCCAGCAGAGTCTTATCCAGCAGAGTCTTATCCAGTAGAGTCTTCTCCAGTAGAGTCTTCTCCAGTAGAGTCTTCTCCAGCAGTGACCGTGGAGAAGCAATCCATCCCAGTCGTGGATCGGAGTAAGAAAAACTACAAAGAGGCTAATGGAAAGCATGTCAGCATAAGCAAGACAATCACACAATCCGGCAAGAAGAATGTTGATGTGATCCTGTATGACCCAGACACGCGAGATGTCACTCCAGGATTCCAGATCCGGAGGGGAAGAGACGATAATGGGTGGGCGGTGGTTAGTAAGGGAGATTGGGTTACTGATTCTCTCGGGAGATCAAAGCAAGAGGAGGTAACTGAGGCCAGGTTTGAAGACCTAAAAGCGGCAAAGGCTTATGCCGTATCCAGGTTGAATGGGGAGATAAGAAATCCTTCCGATACGATACGTCACGAACCATACACTCCAAAAAAACGTGGTCTTTCTGGGATATCGGACCCAGTAGAGACCGAAGATGGGTTTCTCAGTGACGGTGCTATGGCAGTAATCCCGAAGACCATGCCGGAGAGCACAAATAAGTTTTCCGTAAACATCCTCGATCATCTCGGGATAAGCGATGACCTCACCCCCATAGAGTCAGTATCTCAATATTCCCATCCGGAGTCTCCGACTGAGTATGTTCATGTTGTATCCGAAGGGAAGCATTCGTTTTACAACCGATTGTATGTGGATCGGGTTATGACGGAGCATCCCGATGCGAATCCCTCTGTATTCCGGAAGACTAAAAAGGACGAGTGGACACTGATCTTTACGGACAAGTCCGGAAAGATCGTCGGTGTGGTAATGCCGATGATTATTGAAAAGAGAAGTGGCATTTACAAGGGCGCAGTATCGAGAAGCAAAGGCACCCCAAAAGACGATTCCACACTCTCCTTCTCCATAAAACCTCCAGACGGGAAAGATCCAGGGATCGATGTGGTTATGGCTAAAGATCGGGCCAACGACCCGGACCTGCAATTTTCTCTGAATACTCTGAAGGAGTGGGAGGACGTACATCGGAGAGAGCGGATCAAGAGGGATATTGACCCGGACACTGTTGTGGAGCACGTCGAGAAGATTGGAAGACTTGGAAGGATACTCAATGAAAGACCGGATCTACTGGAAGAGGAGGGAACCGGTAACCCTATCCGCAAAAATATTGAATACGGTAAATCGGGTGATCTAAACACGAACTGTCAGAGACGCTTCGAGTACAAGGCGGATATCGAACGGATTGAAAAGAAGCTCGAACGGCTCATGACTCCCGATGAGATGTTCGGTCTATCCGCCCTGCTGAAATCCCAGGGCAAGCTAGCTCCGTGCGTCTACTGCTATGTAGAGGGCGCTAGAAGACAATGGAATGGAGTAATGCATGCATACGAGCAAAGGCGTGCTGACGCCTTTGCCTACATGGATAAGAATGGAAAGCCGACGGTAGAAGACCTCGGGCAGGCTATTATCGAAAAGTGGGACAAGAAGGCAGGAATAAAGATACTCAAAGACCTGATCGATGAATGGTTTGAGAGTACCTCCAATGGGGAGAAGCCGTATCATTTCACCACCCGATTGATTGCGGACTCGGAGTTTCGAACAAGCGAGTTTGAGCGAGACCCAAGATCCGTCGAAGTGTACAAAACTGCCGTTAAATACGCCACTGTAAGATCGCTTGCCAATACGCCTAAACCGTTCGATCCTTACCGGGGACAGTTTTTCGCTGTGAAAGGCAAGGCCAGGCATCTCCAATCCATTCGTGCCGGATGGAGGTTCTTCTCAACCACCGATGCACAAGTCAATCACATCCCGGATCTCATGCAGATGGTGGTTGACCTGGCACTGATGGGGGATAAGGCACATGCCTACACGAAGGAACCATGGTTTGTGAACGTCTTTGGTGAGACGGGCATGAAGATCAATATGTCTATCTTTGCCGAGGGTGGATTGAATGGGGAGCCCATACGCGAGCCTGTCGCCGGCAACAACGGTATGGCATGGAGTGAAGCTAGAGCACTGAGGGACAAGTTTGATAATGCCGGAACCATCTTTGTCGCTACAAACGATGCACAGATTCGGTGGGCACTCGATCAGTCGTGGATTGACATGATTATCCCGTGGCACCGTTCCGGCATTTCGGAGGCTCAAGGTAAAGCCCTTGGATATACGGATTACTCCGGGGTCCAACATGAAAAATGGATAGACGGCAGCAACAAAGGTAAGCCTCCAAAGATCTTTGAGAACCAGCACAAAAACGATCTGGCGACATACAGGAGAATCCTGGAGGAAAAAGGACTTCGACCGAAGTTTGAGGATTTCTACGATCACCCAAACTACATGAAGCTCGTAATCGATGCGACACGTCCCGAGATTGAGCAAAAGCCGGTAAAACCCAACTTCGATTACAAGTACGCAGAGCAGACCATACGGGACTGGCAGAAAGCGGGTGGGTATTCCTTGGCGCAGGCTGGAAGCCAGGAGATTGTGGATGCCATGCTTGCCAAGATTCGAAACAAAGAACCAATGTTTTCACAGAAGTCCATCCTTCCGGAAGAGACTAAGGCACTGGAAGGAATGGTAGCCTCCGATCTGGAAGCTGGTCTGAAGGATACTGCGCGTTCGTGGGAGTCGGCACTCCCTGGCGGTTTCAATATCGTGCAGTCCGAGAGTGAACTTCCCAGTAATTACCGTGGAAGGATCATGAGTTACGGTCAAGAAAGCAGGGTGGAAGCCTTCTACGATCCCAAGACCAAGTCTGTGTGGATGATAGCCGACAATATCTCCGATATCGATCGGGCAAAGAGTAGAGCCATACACGAGGTCATAGGTCATCACGGGGTTGATACCATCCTGAAGAAGGGCGGGGACAGGTTCTTTAATGACTTGTTCGTTGCCAAGAACAAGGAGATCCTGGATTACATTGAGAAGAACAGATCGGATATAGATCCAAACGCTAACAGAGTGCAGGCCGCCAAGGAGTGGTTTGCGGATGAGATTGCGGCTGGAAGGCATCAGAGCAAAGGATTGGTTGGATGGTGGAACCGGTTTGTTCGTCTGTTCAATGAAGGACTGAGGAAGTTCGGGTTCGACATGAAGTTGGCCGACTCCGAGATTTCGGACATCGCCACGAGAGCATGGCAGTACGTAGAAGAGCGTTCCATGCCTTTCGGTATGGAACTGAGTAGTGGACCGGAGATGGGAAAGATTCGCGGCGATGTGGATCTTCAGACTTCTCTTGCTACCGATCGTGCATCAAAAGCAGAACGTCCGGAACCGGGTGCTCCAGCATCCAAGCTGACAGAGAACTCCCTGGTGAATGGAATTACCATGGGCCAGGTCGAGAATCTGATTCTGTCTGGCAATAAAGGGATACGGGACGAACTTAGGAATATCCTGAATGCCAGGGTGGAGACCGAAGGATCGGATGGTAGGAACACGTTCCAGGATTGGATGAATCCGGCTAAGGTAGGTTCCAGAATTTACGCAGAATTGCTAAAGAACGGAATGTCCGGGAAAGAAGCCAGGACGCATCTCTCTGACCTCATGAAAGACTACGAGACAAAGTACAATGAAGTCCTCGGGAAGGAACCAGATCTCCAGTTCTCCATAAACGCGCAGTCCATCAAAGATAAAGCCAAAGAGGCGGTCAATAACCTGGATGAGCGCCTAATGAAGCCTGACAGGCTAGGGACCGAGAAGTTCTACCAGGAAACCGTAAAGCCGGTACTGGGAAATTCTGTTAGTGGGTTCAAGGATCTGGTTACCAGGATGACTCATGCGGTAGTTCCAAGAAAGGGAGTCCCGCAGGACTTTCTTGACTCTGCCATGAAGATGCTTGGAACCAGGGAGAAGACCGACTTCATCATTGAATCCACACTGAACAAGATGGAAGAGATGATGTGGACAAAGGACCGGGAGGCTTCCGGTAAAAGTACAGATGATCTGTCGGCAAAGATCGCATCGGCGGTCACAGGGAAGAAGGTCATGGATACCCTGTCGCGTGAGGAGCAGATCGCCTTCGTGGACAGGATCAAGCGTGGGGAGAAGCAACCCAATGAAGATCTTCAGGCAGTAGCAGACTTCATGCGAAAGATGGAGGACTACTGGTACGGAGAAGCGAGAAGACTCAACCCAAGCCTGAAGTGGAAGCAAAACCACTACAGGGTATTGTGGAAGGTGATCCCGGGTTCCATGGAAGATGGATTCGGTGGATTGTTTCGGAAACCGCTTCCAGGGTCCAAGGGATTCACCAAGCAATCCACACTGGTTGATATGTCCGACGGTATTGCCAAGGGTGGAGTACCGTATTCCTACAATCCGGTTACGATGTGGCGTGTCGCAATGGAAGACCTCACGAAGTACGTCACTGCCAACCGAATGATGGAAGAAGGTAAGGATCTCGGGTACTTCAAGTTTGTCAGAGAATTCAGTAAGCCTCCGGAGGGATTCGTTAAGGTGGATGACCCGATGTTTAGGGTGTATTTCCAGCCCAAGATGACCCAAAAGGAGATGGCGGAAAAGGGAATCACCGATACGAAAGATGCCAGAAAAGGGATGATTACCAAGGCCGGGGAATGGTACGCAGAACCCAATGCAGCAAGGCTTCTGAATAACTACATCAGTCGGGATCTGATTCGTGAGGTTCCAGCCGGTAGGGCACTTATGGCTCTAAAGAACATTACCACGGCAGTGGAACTTGGTCTTTCCGCATTCCACTTTGTGTTCGAGACGTTGGACACGGTGGGTTCAGCAGTAGGTCTTGGGCTGGACAAGATGTGGAATAGAGGTGTTCTGAAAGGTGATTCCACAGCTACGGTAGAAGGGTTCAGGGATATTATCCGTGCGCCTATAACTCCGATCACTTATGCCAAGATTGGCGGTAGGGCCATCAAGTACCTATCGGAGAAGGCCGAGTTCATGAAGACGAAGGAGGGGAAGTGGTTCTTGGAGAAGGTTCCGGATGCGGAGATGTTTCTGGACGATATGTTCAACGCCGGCGGAAGATTGGCAATGGCTCAGGATTACAAGATCAACTCTATTGGAACGTTCCGCCAGAACCTGAAGGCCAATAACTACATCGGGACCACCATGAGATTGATCCCTGCCTTGAGCGAGGCGATGATGAAGCCGCTCTTCGAGACGTACATTCCAAGGCTCAAGGTTGGGATGTTCCTGACCGAGTACGCGAATGCTCTTGCGAAGAATTCAGAGAAGATTGGAACCGGCAAGTTCACCAGGGGCCAAGTTGCGCGTAAGCTGTGGGATTCGGTAGAGAACCGACTTGGCGAGATGAACTTCGATACGCTCTTCTGGAATCGCACATTCAAGAGCGCGATGCAGCTCATGACCCGTTCGGTTACCTGGAAGTTAGGAAACTTCCGGTCGATGGGAGGAGCTTTCCTCGGGCAAGCCGCTGAACTGGTTGCGGCCATCAAGGATAGGAGACCCCCTGAGCTTCAGAGCAATATGGCTTGGTTGCTCGGGATGAGTGCGGTAACCGCCACGATTGGGACAATCATTCAACAAATGGCTACCGGGAAGCCTCCAAAGGATCTGAAGGATCTCATCTATCCACAGATTGATCCCAACGACCCGGATGTGCGTATCAGCCTTCCAACCTACTGGAAGGATCTTGTTCATGCAAAGCATGATCCTGTAAAGTACGTAAAGAGCTCCGCTTCCGGGTGGATTGGCAAGATGGCGGAAATATGGGACAATAAGGACTTCTACGGGGTAGAAGTTGTACATAAAGACGATCCTGTCCCACTCAAAACTTGGGACGCATTGAAACACATGGTTCCTCTTCCGTTCTCGGTTCAGGGCTTTATGCAGATGAAGGAAAAGCACGAACCGGCGCACAAGATGGTTTCTGGGTTCCTCGGTTTTGGGCAAGCTCCGAAGTATATCTCGAAAACCCCGGCGGAAACGCTTATGGACGAAATGCTGCAAGCAAAGATGCCGGTAGGGACTAGAACTGCGCACGAGTTCGAGAAGACCAGAATGATTCAATCTATCCGCAGAGATCTTAGGTCTGGAAACAATGCCGAGGCAGATAGAACTATCCAGGAAGGCATTCTGAATGGAAAGTTGACAAAACGGGATCTTGTGAATCTATATCGATCTGGAAACGAACTACCCATTGCGACGAGGTTCAGGCATCTCAATATCGATGAGTCCTTGAAGGTATGGGAAGCAGCCGACGCCGATGAACGCAAGATTTTGCGACCAATTCTGTTCAAGAAGGGCGGAAACATTAAGAACGCAGAGCCGGAACATCGGGACGATTTACGGGATCGATTCAGGAAGGCCATGGAGGGATAAGGGATGTCACTTTCCGCTACGTATGTTTCATCGTATCAATTCACGGTAGATTTAGACCAGACCGGGTCTTTTGTTCCTGGCCGATCCGTTCGAATGAACTGTGGGGTAGACGGGTACAAGTATGGGTACGTGGACAGTTCTGCATATTCCACGCTTACCACGGTAACACTTCTTTCGTCCGAGTCGGATGCGCTCACAGAGAACCTGGAATCTGTGGACTACAGTTCCGTTAAGCCCGATTCTACCAACACCGGTAACCTTGGGATACACGTACCGATTATGCTTAGAGGCTGGGTTTCCGGCTTGGTGATTTCGATCAAAGATTCTGATGAGATCTATATCTCCAGTGGTGGAATTCACATCAGCGACGGAACATACGAGCGAGTGTACTTGTCCCCGTCTGTCATTACGAAACAGCTCACCGGTCTTAGTGTGAGCACCCGCTATGCTGTTTACCTGAAGCCTCCAACGTCAGGACTTACGATCTCATCGGATTGTGTGGAATACTCGTCTACGCTTGCCGCGGAGAGTGCATCGAAGCAGGGTTGGTATCATCCGTCCAATACAACATGGAGGTGTATCGGATATGTCACAACCGACTCCGGTGGGTTGATAACCAGCAGGGAAGTGTTGGGTGGTGCTGTTCTGACTGGGCGCACCTACGGACAGATATTGTGTGGAGGGACTGGTTCCGGCGAGAACCTTACTTTCACTTCCACTTCGAATGCTACGAAGGGAAGTATCCTGTTTGGAAGTTCAGGATACGATGAGGCAAACAATAGGCTTGGGGTTGGGACTTCCGCTCCGTCCTCCAGGTTGCATTCTCTTGCAACGACGGAGCAATTGAGGCTTGGGTACGATGCCAGCAACTACAATGCGTTTACCGTAGGATCTACAGGATCTCTCACGATTGCAGCTACCGGTACTAACCCGAGTATTACACTTACTCCTGGTGGTACTGGAGTTGTTGCTGCTTCTTCTAATTTGACTATTACAGGATCTTCTAATTCAATTGCTACAGTTGGTTCTGAGTTAATTAGTGCATCGGATGATAGAACGTTTGCATCGGATACTGGAGCTTGGACGAAAGGTGCGAACTGGACTATCGGATCTGGTGTTGCTACGCATACTGCTGGTGCGAACAATCTAACTTATACTGGATTAACACCGACTGCTGGAGCATCGTATCAGATTAAAGCTACGGTAGTGACTACCGTAGCAGGAACGCTTACTCCTCAAATTGGTGGTGTAAGTGGCTCTGCTGTTGGACAGTCAACTGGAACATTAACGCAGCATGTTTGGGTTATTGTCGGTACGAATACTACGCAATTCTCTTTCGTTCCAAGCAGTGCTTGGGCAGGAACAATCGATGATGTAACGATTACGCAGATTACTCCGAGCACTTCGATTCTGAATCTTAAGAACAGTGACGCTACGTCTGGTCCTGAATTTCGGTCTGGTGGTTCTGGAATAAATGTAACTGCTATCGGTATTGATTCTGGAAAGCATAGAATAACTGGATCTAATGCTGCTACGCTGATTGGTTATCGTGCTGGTTATTTATCTACTACCGGGGCTCAAACAGCAATAGGTCATCAATCTGGTTATTCCAATACTACTGGAACTCAAACAGCAATAGGTCATCAGGCTGGTTATTCCAATACAACCGGAAATCAAACAGCAATAGGATATCAATCTGGTTATTCCAATACTACTGGATATCAAACAGCAATAGGATATCAATCTGGTTATTCCAATACTACTGGATATCAAACAGCAATAGGACAATCTGCTGGTTATTACAATACTACTGGAGCTCAAACAGCAATAGGATATTCTGCTGGTTATTACAATACTACTGGAACTCAAACAGCAATAGGACATGTTGCTGGTTATTCCAATACTACTGGATATCAAACAGCAATAGGACAATCTGCTGGTTATTCCAACACCACTGGGTATCAAACAGCACTAGGATATCAGGCTGGTTATTCCAATACTACTGGAACCCAAACAGCAATAGGATATCAGGCTGGTTATTCCAATACTACTGGATATCAAACAGCAATAGGACATCTTGCTGGTTATTCCAATACTACTGGAACCCAAACAGCAATAGGATATTATTCAGACCATTTAGCACCAACAGCAATAACGACTTCCAATGCTGTAGCATATGCTGGATCTGGAGTAGATGCAGGAACACATAGGTATAGGGTAGTGTTTGTACTAACTGGAGGTGATACCGCAGGTTCTGATTCCAAATCAGTAACAACTACTTCAGATAATGACCAAGTTGATTTATCTGGAATACCTACTTACGTTGGACCCAAGACGTGTACGGCAAGGAAGATCTACCGTACCAAGGCAACATCAAGTTCGTCACCGTACTATTTAGTAGCAACTATTTCTGATAATACGACAACTACCTATTCGGATACTACTCCAGATGCATCAATCAGCACATTACTTCCTTCACCAAATGCAATGGCTATTGGATATCAGGCTAAAACCATATTCTCGAATGATGTAGTATTCGGTTCAGATACTGGTCCTGCATCCAATATATACTTTGGTAAAGGCATCTACAGTGCTACTCCAACAACTACTACCATCTATGGGACTGGCGGATTAGGTACAGACATTGCTGGTGCTGGTCTGTATCTAGCTGGTGGGAAAGGTACTGGAACTGGCAATGGTGGTGACGTACGAATTCAGGTAGCACTTCCAGGATCTAGCGGTACTACTGAAAACAGTCTTACGGATGTACTAAATGTAATTGGATCTACTGGATATGTTGGAATAGGAACTGCAACGGCTTCGGCCAAGCTTCATTCTCTTGCAACGACCGAGCAATTGCGGCTTGGATATGATGCCAGCAACTACAATGCGTTTACAGTAGGATCTACAGGATCTCTCACGATTGCAGCTACCGGTACTAACCCGAGTATTACACTTACTCCTGGTGGTACTGGGACCGTTTCTATAGCTGGGAACGTAGGTATCGGAACAAGCAAGTTAGGATTTTATGGTGCTACGCCTGCGAGTAAACCATCGGCTTACACTGTGTCTAATGCCTCGGAGGACCGGGCGTACGACGCAAACGCAACGACACTTGACGAAATAGCAGATGTGCTCGGAACTCTGATCTCAGATCTAAAAACACTTGGATTGATTGGGTAAATGGCTACTATCGGGTTGACAATATCGATGCAAGAAAGTAATATGAACCGGACTATCATCAGGTAACCACAAACAAAAACTAGTTATGGAGTAGTAAATGGCATTACAGAAGAATTTTGATCTTCCGACAGGAATCAATCTCCCAGAGGCATACATTAGGATATCCACACTGGGGATGGATCTTGATCCATCCCGCAGAAAGGCCGTGTCCATCACGGTGCAGGTGTTTGCCGACAAGGAGTGCAGGGATGAACTGAAACTTCCGGTAGCTTCTCTGGCTTACGGTTGCTCGGAACCCGAGATTGCTGTAGACCCGGAAACAGGTCTTGAGATTGAGCCTACCGACACCACCTACGCAGACTACTTCTCGACCAGTGCGCTATCAGTGGATGGGGTAAACATCATATCCAATGCATACGCCTTCCTCAAGGGAACACAGGCATTATTCAACGATGCCATGGATTGCTAACACACACAGGAGAACAGACCATGCAGTTCGACAACGAAGACCAGAAGTTTCTATTCCTTCAACTTGTGGAGCAGGCACAGTGGCCGGGTGGCGCTTCGGAGAAGATCACTGACTTGAAAGAGCAGATTCGGTCGGCGCCAGTATCTGAAACGCAACAACCTCCGGTCGGTTAGGAAGATTCAAGAATGGCTTGGGGGATTACGGAAAGCATTGCTTGGTCCTCATTGGAAGACTCTGCATGGATGTTTTACGAGAAGCTCACTGAACTATCGTCCAGTGTGTACTCGCAAAGCAGCACTCACGATACGGTCCCCCTTGTATTCAGTCGATCACTTCTGTCGGAAACACTCCAGGAGAGCTTTACTGCATCCCTGGAGTTGTTTCTTGACCGTTGGCTAACAGCCAATGTTGAAGCCCCTTCCGACTCTGCCACAGTCAACCTGCTCTTTACGCGAAACATCGACTCGTCTATTGACCAAGCCACATCGTCATCAGTCATGTCCTTGGTTATTGCGTGGGATGTATTCAATACAACTATCGAATCCGTTACTGTCCTTCGTAGTTCGGAGAGTGTCACGCAGTATCTGACCATGGAACGGATTTACATTCTCTCCATAGAGTGAGGAAAAGATGGGGTCTTTGTCCGACTATTCCGAGAATAAGTTGCTGGAACACGTATTCTACTCCGAGCTCACTCCTCCTGCTACCCTGTATGTTGGGTTGTTTACCGCAGATCCGACAGATACCGGGAGTCTTGCAAACGAGGTCGCAGATTCGAACGGGTATTCCAGGGTAGAGGTAACGTTCTCATCGTCTTTTAACCGCACGGTTGCCAACGATTCGGACCTGACCTTCCCAGCTACGACTGGATCATGGGGGGATCTGACACACTGGGCCATTCTGGATTCTGCAACTCTCGGTAGCGGGAACGTACTAGCTCACGGTTCGCTGTCTGCAACGTTTGCAACGGTTACCGGGAATACCGTCAGAATAGCGGAGGGTGATTTGTGGGTGAAGATGAATGACTCCACATCCGGATCGGGGTTCACCACATACTTGGCTGACAATCTCCTGAACCTACTGTTCTGCGGAACCAGCTATAGCGTTCCGTCCACCTATGTCGCACTTTATCACACGGACCTATCAGATTCTTCCGACGATACTACGGATGCCACGGAAGTTTCAGGAACTGGATACGCTAGAGTCCTGGTCAATCCGAATTCAGGCTCGTCTCCCAAGTGGTCTATCCCATCCAGTGGATCAGTAGAGAATGCCAGTGAGATTTCAATTGGTCCGCCAACCGGGACATGGACTCAGATTGTTGCTCTTGCCGTGGTAGATAGCAGTGGGGTTGGGAAGGTGCTGTGCTACGACAACAACGTGGTGGACCAGACTCCCCTTAGCGGGGACACGGTTTCATTCCCTGCCTCCAGCCTGTCAGTCACACTGTCATAGGGGTATTGCATGACCACAGAAACGATCTACATCGGAAGAGACAACCGAATCGACATGATCCTGAAGTCAGATGACGAGGCGGTAGATCTAAGCTTGGTGACGAAGATCGAGATCGATATCGACGGCGTGGTGATTTCATCAGAGAATTGGGTTTCGGACCCTGTTCTATGGAACCGGGAAGGATACGATACCGGAGAGATTCGGATGATCCTCGGATTGGAAGAGGGACTTACGGCATCTGCCGCGAAGAAGAAAGCATACATCACGGTATACGATGCATCAAACACGCACGGCATCGTGTGGGGATGGTTCCCGGTTAAGGTTACGGATGAGCCGGAACCGGTCACGCCGTAGAATTTTGGTGAAAGTAGATTGCTTTCCTGATATGCTGTACACGAACCTAAACCATGGAGGGCGGCATGAAAACATTGGCATGTGTGGTTCTGTCGGCAGTTTTGTGTTTGCAGATAGCCATTACCGGAGAGTGGAATCCGTACGCTACATCGTCAGGAAAGCAGAGGCGGGATGACCGGCAAGTTCACGGGATACCAGGGAACCCAAATTATGTTCCGGCAGACGATGTCTTGGTGAATACCCGGGATGGGAGTGTTGCGGTTCAGGTTGCTCCGGGTGCGTTCGTGGACACCAGGACCGGTCAAGTCATTCCTGGATACTAACCCACCCAGCAATGGGTATTCCTGGAGGTGCATGTGGGAGAGATTTTTGAGATCTATGTGAAGACGCACTTCTCCGCCGCCCACCGACTGGAGGGCTACGCCGGGGATTGCGCCAGGACGCACGGGCACAACTGGCTGGTCGAAGCCTACGTCAAGTGCTCCCGACTGAACGAGATCGGGATCGGCATCGATTTCCGCGACATCAAGGAGGCCGTGAAAACGGTCCTGTCTGGACTGGATCACTGCGACCTGAACGAAATCCAGCCCTTCGACCGGGTGAACCCCACCTCCGAAAACATCGCCAAGCATCTCTATGAAGAGCTTTCCAAGCGGCTCGACAGCGACACGGTGAAGGTGTCGAAGATCAAGGTCTGCGAGACCCCAGGTGCCGGGGCCTACTACTACGTTGAGGAGTAGTCCATGACGAGCGACAGGAAAGCAGTCGTCCTCTCCAGCGGTGGTCTCGATTCCACCACGGTGATGGCCATTGCGCGATCGCAGGACTACGAGGTCTACAGCCTGAGCTTTCGCTACGGGCAGCGTCATGCGGTGGAACTGGAGGCTTCCCGGAAGGTCGCCATCGCCCTTGGCGCCCGGGAGCACCTGGTTGTGGACGTGGACCTGGGGAAGATCGGCGGCTCGGCCCTCACGGCCCCCATCGACGTGCCGAAATCCAGGGCCGAGGCGGACATGAGCGCCGACATCCCGGTGACCTACGTTCCGGCCCGAAACACCATCTTCCTCTCCTATGCCCTGGCCTGGGCGGAGGTGCTCGGGGCATCGGACATCTTCATCGGGGTGAACGCCGTCGACTACAGCGGCTATCCGGACTGCCGACCGGAGTTCATCGAAGCTTTCGAGCGCATGGCCAATCTTGCCACCAAGGCCGCCGTCGAAGGCAAAATGACGATCAGGATCCAGACTCCCCTCATCCACATGACCAAAGCGGAAATCATCAAGCGCGGGATCGCGCTCGGGGTGGACTACGGCCTCACGCACAGTTGCTACGATCCCTCGCCCGAGGGAAAGGCCTGTGGTCAGTGTGACAGCTGCCTTTTGAGGAAGAAGGGGTTTAGCGAGGCGGGTGTTGAAGACCCGACCGTATACATAGATTAGCCTGCGCCGGCACCAACCCCGGGGCAAGGTGCAACGGGCGAGGCGCGTACAGGGGACCTCCGAAATGCTCGATGTCCAGAATCAACCGGGTCTGAACACGATCGACATAGACAAAGTGGGCGTTTGCGACGTGAGCTACCCCATCGAGGTGCTCGACAAGAACCAGGAGAAGCAGAGCACCATCGCCCAGATCAACATGTACGTGGACCTTCCCCACCGGTACAAGGGGACCCACATGAGCCGGTTCATCGAGGTCCTGAACCAGTACCGCGGGGAAGTCACCGTGCGGAACATGGGGGAGATTCTTCGAGAGATCGCGAGCAGTCTCGAGGCCAAATCCGCTCACATGGAACTGGCCTTCAAATATTTCGTCGAGAAGGAGGCCCCTGTTTCCAAGTCCAGGAGTCTCATGGGCTACGATTGCCGCTTCACAGGATGCTGCTCGCCGGAAAACGGGGAAGATTTCGTCCTGGAGGTGACCGTCCCCGTCATGAATCTGTGCCCCTGCTCCAAGGAAATAAGCGCGAGCGCGGCTCACAATCAACGGAGCGCCGTCACGGTCCAGTTGCGCTTCGCCGAGTTCGTCTGGATCGAGGACGTCATCACCCTGGTGGAGCGGTCCGCCAGTTGCGATCTCTACGCGCTCCTCAAACGTCCCGACGAGAAGTACGTCACCGAGCGGGCCTACGAAAACCCCCGGTTCGTGGAGGACATCGTGAGGATCATCGCGGAGGAACTGCTGGCCGACCCAAAGGTGACCTGGTTTTCCGTGAAATCCATCAATTTTGAGAGCATCCACAACCACAACGCCTACGCCTATGTGGAGAGGGACAAGCGTGCGGAACACTGCGCGTCGTCCTCCGGAGACCGCCGGCCGCTGAGCGCATCCCGACAGGGAAATGACAGGGGCGGATGCCCCGAATGCGGCAATGACACCGGCTTCTACCATTGGGATGAGGTCTGTCCCAGTTGCGGCTGGAGCAAACCCCTCGTCCCCTCGGGAAACGAGGAGGATTAGGACATGAGGATATACCTGGCCGGCCCCATTTTTCAGTGTGAAGACGACGAGTGCATCCACTGGCGCGAAGAGGTCAAGAGGAGGCTTCCGGACCACGAAGTCCTCGATCCCATGGAGAGGGATTATCGAGGGAAGACGGACGAGTTTTTTCGTGAAATCGTGGAAGATGATAAGGAGCATATAGACAACTGTGATATTCTGTTGGTCAATCATCTGAAGCCGAGCGTAGGAACCTCCATGGAAGTCCTCTATGCATGGGAGAGAGGCAAGCACGTCTTCGTTGTCTGTAACAACGGCGAACTGAGCCCTTGGATGCTCTACCACTGCCACAAGGTTTTCCGGTTCCTCGACGAGGCCATCGCGCATGTGAAGGACCTGACGGTCACACGAGAATAGGCTTTGCATGGTCACTTGGAAACGACAACTGGTTCAGCTTGATTCCTCCGACGCCGGAGGAACTGGCAGAAACATTCAAGGCGAAGAGGAAGAAATAGTGCGGGACTGGTTGTCAAACACCGGCAGGAAAGTTCCGGCATGAGGATTATCGTCATCACATCCTGTACGGGCGAGAAGAAATTCACTCCCGATGCTCCGCTCACCAAGGACGAATTCCTGAGCTTACACAACCCGGGTGAGCTCGAAGTGTTCGAACAGAGACTGGCTCAGTATCAACTGCCGGCCGAGGAGATGTACACGGGCCAGCAGCACGCCCGGTTGATGCGGGGAGTGCGGGCGGCTCAGGCGTCCAATGGAAATGCTTCCGTCGAACTGTGGATCGTGTCCGCCGGATACGGGTTGATACCTGCAAGCCGCAAGATCGTGCCCTACGAGTGCACCTTCCAGGGCATGAAGGAGAAGGAGATCCGCAGTTGGGCGGATCACCTCCGGGTGCCCGGCGAAATCCGAAAGATTCTGGGACAACCGTACGACCTTGGACTCGTGCTGCTGGGGGATTCCTACCTGAAAGCCTGCGGGCTGGATGAGACCGTGAAGCTCGGCGGTCCGACACTCTTTTTCTGTGGTTCCCTGGCGGCCCGGAAATTTCCGGAGATTGCGAACGCCCGGACCGTGATCCTTTCCAACCCGGAGGCCAAGCGGTTTTCTTGCGGCCTTGTGGGGCTCAAAGGGGAGCTCGCTTCCCGCCTGCTCGACAGACTATCCACTGACGCCAAGCTCATTGATCAACTCTTCGACCCGTCCACCGATGTCCTCTCCAGGCTCGACGGAGATCAACCCGCACCGGCGAGATTGCAGCAACCCGTTCGGATTCGGCCCGACGTGGACCGGGTGATCGAGATTCCCACCTCCTGGTGGCAAAACCCGCGGCGGGAGAAGCTGCGCTATTTCATTCCCGAGTGGGATGACCTCGTTGATCCGGAGTACGATTTTGTAACGGACACCCATTCCGGAGGTCGAGGTGAGTGGTCGAACGAAGTGTATGCGCACCAACTTTACCCGGAACCCAACTACGACGGTATTCTCATATCGCGGGCCGTTGCCGAGAAGAGTAAGAAAAAGACGGCCCGACTGAGCGAACTGGGCGTTCACCGATACCTGCGGGTACCCAGGGAGTTTCCCATCTTGGGTGACTGCGGCGCTTTCGACTACATCGCTTCGGAAGTACCGCCTTACGAGACGAACGATATCCTGGACTATTACACCCGCCTTGGTTTCGATTACGGGGTTTCCATCGATCACCTGATCGTGCCGGCGTTCGAAGCCCAAAAGGAGTTCCGCTACGAACTGACGATCCACAACGCCGAGCAGTTTCTGAAGGAGCACCGTGCACAGGGTTTACGCTGGGAACCCATCGGAGCCGTCCAGGGGTGGGACCCTACAAGTTATGCCAATGCCGCGCGCCGATACGTCGAAATGGGATACCGCTACATCGCCCTCGGCGGTCTCGTTCGCAGTTCAACTCCTGAGATCTTGCAAGTTCTCGAGAAGGTGCACAAGGTTGTTCCTCAAACGGTTAAAGTCCACCTGTTTGGCCTGGCCCGGTTTCGCGCCATCACCGACTTTGTCCGCCTGGGGGTTCACTCCATCGACAGCGCCTCTGCCCTGCGAAAGGCCTGGCTGGGAAACAACCTGAATTTCCTCACCATGGACGGGTGGTACTCGGCGATTAGGGTGCCCCAGGTCCCGAAACCCGGCAAGAGAAGCTTTCGCGCCAAGCGGGTCATCGACAGCGGCGCCCAAAGCGAGGAAGGGCTCCACCGTCTGGAACAGGATTGCCTCAGTGGCCTCCGAACGTACGGAACTGGAGCAGGAACCCCGCCATCCTCCCTGCTGGACCTGTTGGTCCAATACGATACCCTCATCGCAGGTGAGCGCAAAGGCACGCGGGAACGAATCCAAAGGACCCTCGAGGACCGCCCGTGGGAGAAATGCGGTTGCGCCATCTGCAGTCGGTGGGGAATTGAAGTGGCCATTTTCCGGGGCAACAACCGAAACCGTCGTCGGGGGTTTCACAATACCCACGTGTTCTATCGGTTGATCGACCGGATCATTGCGGGAGAACGCATCCCGTGGCTCGATGACGACCCGGCCTCCAATGGCGTCGGGGTCCAGTTGAAGCTCTTTTCCGCCAAGCCGTGACCTTGTCCGGTATGTCTGGAGTTGTGGATGGATTTCGATTTCCTCGATCGCTCGTTTCTCGGTGCCGCGAAGCAGGCCGTCGCGGATTTTCGCCAAGCCGTCGAGAAATCGCAGCCGGCGGGGGACGAACTCGAGCAACTGTGCGAACGAGCCCGGGATTACGGGCACTGCACGACTCTCGGTGAAGATTTCGTGATCGGGGCAATCGACGGCTCGGGGGAATACCCCATTCTCCAGCAGGACGACGTGTTCGTGCACTTCGTGTCGGCTGCCAGAGCCTGTTACAGGACCGAAAGCGCGCACCAGCACAAACTCTCCACGGTTTGGGGCCGGCCCGTCATTTTCAAGACATTCGTCGTGATGCGGGACGAGCGGTCTTCTTTGGCGGAATCATACGAACGGTACCTCGACCAGCTCACCGGGCTCTCTCTCGGGAAGGTCGTCTCGGAAAGCGATTACTGCCGTGTCTTTTCCACATACGGCAAACGGATTCGCAAAACCGACGTCGTCTGGGATGCGATCGCCCTGGCAAGGGCCTCCCAGATCGCAACCCACGCCTACCAGTTGCGCAGTCTCGCCGAACTGGGGATGGCGGTCCGTCTGCTGGAACGCCGTCCCAAGTATCTCCTCCTCGATACCACCCTGGTCTACTTTCTGCTCGGGGAGACCCCCTACCTGCCCGAGATCCTGAAGCGCTACCTCATCTGCCGGGCCAACGCGCAGGGCACCGCGGTCATTGCCCTCAGCAAGTCTCACAACATTCCCAACGGGGATCTCATCGGGCGCTTCGTGCGGGAGAAGTTCGGCTTCAAAGACCACTGGCACCTTCGACTTCCGGCGGAAGCCCTGGGGGAGGCCCCGCTTCGTTTCCTGAAGGACAAGGAGGTCCCGCCGAAGCTCTCGGTTTCCTACCTTTTCAAGTTCCACGCGACGTTCTTTCCCATGCGCATCGATGTGGACGCTGCCTGGTGGCGGGAAAACATCAACCACGATGCGGAACGAGAGGCACAACTCTTTCGCGATCTCGATTACACGTGCCACGACATTCGGAGCTACGGGTACCCCTACCCCCTCCACGCAGTCCACCGGTCCGCGAGTTTGACCAAATCCGAGAAGAAGGCGATCCGCGATATTTTGCTTCAGAACGCCCAGTCCGAGGGCATCCTTCGGGGAGCCTTCATGTCGGAACCTGAAGAAGTGCACAGAGGGGGGATCTGACCGTGGATTACGACGAAATCCTGACCACTCTCGGGCAGGAGGAATACTTCGGGGTGCTCGCCGCGGCCTCGACCACTGAAATCGTGGTCTATGCCCGCAACCATGACACCTCCATCGGGGACCTCTTCCTCATCCCCTGCGACCGGGGAGGCCGGCGCATCTACATCTTCCGCATGACGGAGTACGCCAACGTGCTGCGCCGGGAGGACGAACTGGCCCCCATGGCCAAGAACTTGATTGCCATGGATGATTCGTTCTACGCGGACGACTTCGAAACCGACAAACTGCTGCGACTCTCGGGATCACTCCTGGGGTATTCCGAAGAGGTGCACACCGGGGGCTGGACCTTCCGTCCCCCGCGAAAACTCCCCGCCCACCTTTCCAAAGTCTACAAGGTCGGTTTCGGGTCCGAAGAGGAGATCCGGCTACAGGAGTCGTGCCTGGCGTCTTTGCTGAGGAGTCAGCTCGGCGAGGGCGTGTTCGTGGGGGAGCTTCTGGCTGGAGAGAGGGCGCTGTCGGGTGTCCGGGTCTCTATCCCCGGTGAGTACTTCGCCCACCACCTAGGGGTCTTCGGGCGGACCGGGACTGGGAAGAGCAACATCTTGATGGTGCTCATCAATTCCATCTACCGAAACAACCGCGCAGCTTTTACAGATTGTGGATATCCACCGGGGACTGTATCTCCGTCCCGTCTTCTTTGCACGCTTTCACATAGTCGGGGTGCTCTAGCAAGATTCTACAGTTGCAGAGCACTTTCCCGTCGTGCCGTCGGAACATGCATTGAGGATGGTGCCAATTGAACGGAACCTTGGTGCAGATCTCGAACTGTCTCTCTGTGGTAAGCATCACGGCACCAACTCAAAGTGAGGAAGGTCATCGAACCTGTTCGAACTGAACTTGCCATCCATGTCCCAGTTCCCACCCCACCGCACCTTGACTCCTCGCTGTTTGGCTATCGCCATGACCGCGCCGGCAAGGAAGTAGAAGCTCTCTCGGTCTTCCCACTTAACCGGGTAGGGCGCCACATCCACTGCCTCGGCAGGCAGTCGGCAATGCTTGCTGCGCTCCGGCCCCACCTTTGACTTCCCGTCTCTTTGCGCCTTGAGTTGGTCTTCTACTGACCGATGTCCTTCCAGAACCGTGAAATCAAAAATCTTAATTGCTTCATTCATGATGTCCTGGAGTTTCTTGTCGCATGTCCCAAGTCTCTCTATCGACTTATTGCTGAATTCAGGCATTTTCACCTCTTTTTTTAAGATGGACGACCAATCATACTACCTGAGCAGAAAAAAAGGATTCTAGGGCTTGGAATCCAAGGAGCGCACCATCTTTTTTCTAAGTGTGTCCGCCATTCTCTTTTTGGCTTCATCCGAAATGAATGGGTTCTTCCCCATCCGGTAAGGATGGATTGGGCAGTCTGTATCCTGACA